CCCGAAGACATTAAAAAGCGAGGGGTCGCCTGAAAGCGGTGGCGGGTAGGTCAGCTCTCCGCCGCTGTTGAACCGGCACGACTGCAGGCCGAACTTGGCCTGTGCTGAGCTTTTCAGCGCATTGACGTTGAGCGACCAAGATGCCCCGCTGGTGCTCTGATCAACTACGCCACCTGCTGCGTCAAAATCAAGAAGCGTAGTGACGTTCGCCCATGTAGGATCGGTGGCCATCAAATCGCGACGGTGGCACTCACCAGCGTAATTGTCGCGCCGCTGACGATGTCGGTGCTATTGATTACAAGTTGACCGACGACAGGCGTCGTCCCCGCCGTCGCAGGGATTGAGAGCAACACGTTGTCGTCGGAATCACAGACCTCGCCATACGTGCAGTCACCTGATGCCACGGCGCTTGACGTGCCGGCAGCAGTGAGAGTCAGATCCCCAGTCGTCGCGTTGACAGATCCAGCAGGATCGGTAAGCGTGATCGTGCCGAGCAGGACGTCGGCATTGTCGCGCAGCTTGATTGTTCCGGCGCCAGTGCCGGCGTCAATTAGGTCAAGAAAAGCCTGGTGCGCTGCCTCGACGACGTCGACTGAATAGGTGGCAACAATGGGTGCGGGCATGATTACGCCTCCGAAATACGCTCTAGAACAAGCAGAGTGAAGCGATGCTGATCGCTGTCGGGCTCAAACGAGATCGGCGCAGCCAAGAAAGCGCCGTCCTCAGTCGTAACCGTGACCTCTGTGTGAAGCCGGACAAGGCGAGCCGCCCTTTTGTCGTGATCCTTCGACACCGGCCGATAGTTGACAACAAGCGTCCTGTCGCCGTCTGAGTAACCTCTGTCCGATACCGCTACGCCGCCGTCAAGAGTAGGGACACGAGACACGCGGCGCCGGATTTCATCGGACACGGCGCCGACCGGCTGTATGCTGAGATGGCCGTCGGGATCGAACTTCCGTGCAGCGATGTAAATCATCAGCCCAGCCCCAGGAGAAGTTTCTGCCCGTCCTCATTGACGCGCACCTGTATGGACTCGAGAATCTCAAACATGAACGCCTCGAGATGGGGCTGCAGGCCGGCGCCGTCTATCCTGATCAGCGCGTCGCCGCGGCGGAACGCCGCTGCCTGCTCGCGGTTCTTGTTGATTTCGGTCTGCAGCAGCGCCTCCTGCTTTTTGAGCAGCCGTTCCCTGCGGTCGTCCTCTTTCCGTATCTGCTCCTGAATGCCGAGCTTGTCGAATTTCGAGATGTTGTCGTCGCCAAGCAGGCCGAAAAGATCCTTCAGCTGATCGCCTGTGCTCTGAACCGTCGAGTCGATCGACTGAAACGCGGACTGCACGCGCTCTGCATCAGCCTCAATGCGGGCGACGTTGATTTCGGTGGCACCCTCAATGGCAGCGACAACGGCCTTGCTCCGCAGTTCGTCGGAGGCATCAGCAAGCGACGTGATGGACTTCGCTGCGCTATTTGCCCCCGAGGAAACGACCGAAAAGTAACCCGTGAGCTGCGCCCCGTCAGACCCCAGGCGGTTCGTGTTGGCCCCTGCCCTGGCGACAACCTCCTCGTAGGTCTCAAACAGCGGGACGATGGTGCCGACGGCGTCCTTCTGGCTTTCCAGGGCGCCGGCAACCTTGCCGGCCTCAGACGCGAAGCTGCCGGTCGCATTCTGCGTGCGCTCAATTGACCCGGCGATGCGGGCGAACTCCTCGTCGGCCTCGCGGATAGCCCGAGTCGTGGCGTCGACCTCTGTCGAGTCAAACGACGTCAGCGTGGAGTTGACCTTGTCGTCAAGCCCTGTCAGATCTGCGGCGAGATCAACGATGGACGTGCGGAGGTTCTCTCCAATTGTTGTCTCGTTGAACGCCTTTCCGATCGCGACACCAGCGGCACCGGCGGCGCCTACCAGTCCTGCTTTACCGAGCAGAGCAAGCAGTCCCGCCCCACCGGCACCGCCGCCGATCAACTTCGCAAGATTTGACAAGCTGCCGACCAAACCGGCACCGGCGTTTAATCCAACAGCAGCGGCCACGGCTCCGATGACCGGCTCCAGTCGAACAAAGGCATCCGCCAGAGCGCCGATCTGGATCGCAGCGCCTCCAACCTTGCCGAGCTCCTCAAAGGCACCGGCAACGCCTCCCGCCTGGTCAATCAGCTCGCGGAATCCGTCGAACAGCGGGCGGAATGATTTGAGTGCGCCGCTGGTGAACTCCGAGAGCGCCTCAAAGCCACCGCCGAGCAGCTCAATGGAATCAACCAGTCCGTCGACGGTCGTGATGTCCACGCCGCCGAACAATTCGCTGACGCCGTCGCCGATGGCCTCAAGGCCGCGGACAAACCCGCTGAAGTCGGCCTGCTCGAGCGCCGCCGGCAGATTCTCTGCGATTTGCAGAATGTCGGCCTCGAGCCCGGCAAGCGCCGACTGCAGGAACTCCGAAAAATCCGCCAGGCCGCCCGTCTCCGCGTTCTTCGCCGCGGCCCCTATGGCGCCGAACGCCGCGACGATGGCATTACCAACGCCAGAGAACTCGTCCAGTAGCGGCGAGCCCAGCGTGATGAACAAGTTTTCGAGGCTGACGCCGACGCGGTCAAAAACTCGGTCAGTCGTGGCGAGCTGGATCTCGACCTCTTTGGCCGCGCTGCCCAGGAACTTGAAGGCATCGCCGGAAATGCGCAGCGTCTTGTCGAGTCCCTCGGTCACAGCAATGAAGCGCGCCGACTGGTTTGCCCCGGCAATCTGCCCCGCGAGGTAAATCTTCTGATTCTCGTCAAGCGCCTTGAATGCGTCTGCGACGTCAAAATAGATGTCGCGACCTGATCGTAGCTCGCCGTTTGCATCTCTCTGCGAGACGCCAAGCTCCGCGAGGGCGTCCTGCACGTTCTTCGTGTCACCCGTCAGGCGTACGAATGACGTCCGCAGCGCTGTCGCAACCTCAGAACCTGACCGGAAAACCTCAATGCCGGGAGTCAGGATGCCGACCGTCTCCTCAAGAGAAAGCCCCACCGTCTTGGCAATCGGCGAGAATTCCGCGAAGCCGATCAGCAGCTCGTTAAAGTTCGTCGCGTACTGGTTCGAGACCTCGTTGAGCAGATCAACAATGCGCGTCGACTCCGACGCCTCAGCGCCGAAGCCCTTGATGGACGCAACGAGGAGGTCCGCAGACGCCGCAGCATCGACGTTTCCGGCAATAACTGCTTGCAGGCCGGCCTCGAGCAGCGTGTTTGCCTCGTCAACCTCGAAGCCTGCCTGCTTGTAGTTGGCCAGGGCGCCGACCAGCTCCGCAGACGAAACACCATAGGTCTCGGAGAGGTTTTGAATGCTGTCGGCGTAGTCGTCAAACGACTCGCCCTCGCCGAGCACCTTGTTCAGATCCGCGACCGCAGACTCGAACGTCGCCGCCTCCTTTACGGCAAAGCCGACCACCGCGGCGCCCGTGGCCAGAATGGCGGCCTCGAACTTGAGCGCGGATTGCGTCAGGTCGGCGATCGGTTCTGCCGCGCCAGACAGACTCGACCCGAATGACTTCGTGTTCTGAATCGCAGACTGAACAGCCGCGCCGGTCCTATCAACGCCGTTAAAAATCAGGTCAATGGTTTTTTTGGCGTCAGCCATTCTGTTTCATTGCCTCATTGCGCTCTCGGTAGTGACGATCCCACAACTCGAGCTCGGTATCGGTCAGATATCCCTCGGGAAACCAGTCCGGCCTCGCCTCAAACACGAAGCGCCCATGCTCTGCACAAAGTGCTACGACCGAGCGGACGCGGCCGCTTTGCCAGAGCCTTTGCGCTTTCCCAACTCAGCGCCCTCGCCGGTCAGGCTGAGGATCTTGTTGGTTAGCGTGTAAAACGTGGTCGGGAATGTTTCTGCAAGGCGCACCGCTACGTCGCGCCGATCCTCGCCGAGAGCCGGGCTTACTGAGCCAGCCGCCAGGATGGCGATGCGTCGGGACACATCAGCCGGCACGTCTTTCCCAGAAATGCCAAACGCTTTCCGAATTGCATCGACCTTGTCGCCCTCGCCAGACACCGCAGACACAAGCGCCTCAATGTTTTCGGATCTCTGACTTTCCTCGCCGGCTCGGCCCAAGTCGACCGCGGTAAGTCCGCGGACCACCCATACGGCATCCTCGCCGTCTTCAAAGAACTCGGCAAGCTCGGGAACCTCGATGCTCGCCTCTCGGAGAGAGAGCGAGGCACCGAGAAACTTGTCGACATTCACGCAGCGACGTCCGTGGTGGCTTCTTCAGGCGTTACCGTGCAGGCGGCAGTCACCGAGCCGCCACCCGCCGGGAACGTCCGACTGATACCGAATATGCCCTGCGTGAGCTGCTTCGGCGTCGTCAGGTCGCGATCAGGCCGGAACTCAAACCAAAGATTCCTGCCCTTCAGAGCAACGAACGCATCCGTGATGCCATCCGTCAGCACAGCAGAAAACGACGCCTGGCCAAGCGTAGAGCTCGAGGAGCCGATCGGCCCGTCATAGGTGTCTGTTGACGTGATCGAGTACGTCGACTCTGCCGGTACCCATTCGGACGCCTTCGGGATCGGCGCAAACAGCGGTGTCGATCCCTTGATGTACACCTTCTTCGGCACGGCTCCGGTGTGAATTGCCGGCAGGGCGTCAACGAAGTCGATCTCTCCGTTCGCGTAGTCGACCGTCCAGACCGGGTAATCAGACCGCTCCTGATGCTGGCCGACAACCTGGAAGATTTCTCCGGCGTCAACCATTGCCGCCGTGACCGACGTCGTGCGTACCTGGCCGATTTCGACGGACCCGACAGGAATGAGCGGCGGGCCACCGGCCGCGCCGCGTGTCTCGACAAACGCAGTGCCGTCCGTGCCGGAAACGGCGACGAGCGAGCCGGATGAATCCACGGTAATGCTGGTAATGTTGTGCGTGTCGGTCGTGACGCCGCGGGTAATGGATACGGTACCGGCGCTTACCGAAACCTCGCCATCTGCATCCGCGCCAGTCATCCCGGGCGCGACAACCGTCAGCGCGGCCACGTCGACTTCGTCGTTGCTTGCTCCTGGGGTGATAACCCCGCCGGTCTTGACCCCATAGGGGGCAACGATAAGGTCGCCAACCGCTCGGGAAATGGGCGCGAATGACGCGCTGAAATTAAGCCGATCACCACTGCCCGTCATTTCCTCAAATGCGTAGGCAGTCTGACCAGACTCATAACGAACAATGGGCTGTCCCATGATCTAGCTCCTCAGTCTTGACTGTATGGATCGCCGCGCACCACTTGGTAGCGGACAGTGAACTGGGCTTCGACCAGGCAAAGCCGGCCGACCTCAGTCGCTATTGAACCCCCGACATATTCCATGCCGGAAGCCAGCCCGCCGAATGTTTCGTCGGCGAACATCTCTACCTGAATCTCAGCCAGCATTTCGTGGCATTTCGCCCGCATAGCCGCCTGGAATTCAGTCCGTGACTGTCCTGGTGTCTGCGCTGGCGAGTTTTCCGCCTTCGCAATCACCAGATCCAAGTCCGCTGTATAAAAACCGTAGTCGTCGCGGGACACCGTTTCGGTGCCGTCCTGCACGATGGTTATCGGAAGGTCGCGCTCATCGTCTGGCGCCGGGACGCCGTACTCTCCGCCTACCGCGGTCGTTATGGCGTCAAGCAGCTGCTCGCGTATTGACGTCGGCACCGCTTACTCCTCTGGATATTTTTTGGTGAGCAGAAACCGCATGGCGTCAAGCAACTGCTTGGTCAGCTCATCACCTATCGGTGCAAACAACTGCTCGCGCGTGTCGTTGCCGAACACCTGCGACACGGATGGCCCGTAAGCAACGTCGTACTTGCCTCCCTGTGGACCAGTCGCCCCGCCTGGTTTTTTCCGGACAATGGCAAGCGCCTTGCTGTTTGGCAGCACCATCAAAAACCACTCTTTGCCCATCGTCTTCGATGCGCCTTTTGGCTTGACCTTGACCTTGATGCCCTGCTTTGGAATAGGCGGCGGCTTTAACCAAGAGACCTTGCTACCGCTTATGTTTGAATTGGTGGCAAATCGCGACAGCAGGATTCCGCTCGACGGCGTACTGATTTTGCCTTGGAGCTTGAAGTTGCTGGCCTTTGAGAACGTTATGCGGTCGTTTACATATTTCGCTTTGAGCCGAACCTGGCTGCGGATCTTTTTGCTGACCAGCGTTTTTGCCTTTGGCCCGGTCTTGTTGATCGCAACGCGCATTGCGCGATCCGAGTTGCCGCCAATGAACTCAAAAAGCTCAAGAGCGTCTTTGACCTGCGCTTTGTCGGCTTCAACGGTAAACCGCATCAGGCAACGAGGACCGTGTGCTCAAGGTCGTCGGAATTTAGGGTAGAGCTGACCCGCAGCGTTTTACTGCCAGTAGTGAAAGTCTCGCCACGGCGCGGCGGAAACTCCATGTCGGATTTCCTCACAGAAATCGAGGCGGTTGCCTGGCTCACCTCTGCGACGTCCCCATAGTTCGTGAGGTCGTAGTCAATGATTGCCACCACCGTTGACGTTGCGCCGGCCGTATTCGTAAACGTAAAAGGGACGCCTGCGGCTGCATACAGGTCGTCAAGACCCGCTTGAAACTCAGAGACCAGAGTCACGGCTTTCGTCGGGCTCTGCCATGCGATTCACCGGCGACTTGCGAGGCTTGCGCGATTTCGTCGGCTGCTCTGCAGATGCTTCGGTGTGTTCCTCGGCAAACCCGAGCGCAATCAGGAATCGCCCGGTTTTGTCGGTAACTGTTTCCACGGCGCCGGCTTTCAGGTTTCGATTGTCGCCGACCGTGGACTTGATCAGTTTGATATCCATGAAAACTCCGTCGGTAAGGGGGCCCGAAGGCCCCCGTCAGGCTCACACGATGCCGTCGTGCGCGTAGCAGAAGGCGGTCGGCTGACGAACAGCGATGTCGACCGTCTTGAACGTCACGTAACGCACCTTGCCCTTGAGGCTGTGCGTGTACGGGTCGACGTTGATCTCCAGGCCGCCCCACTCTCCGATCAGGAGCTGAGAGAAGTCACCGAAGAAGTACTCCTCGTTCGTGACCTGATTCGACATGATGTAGGGGTAGCCCACGATCGTGTCGCTGTCACCGAGGATGAAGTTGCCCTCAACCCCGGAGCCCTGCTTCGGCGTGGTTTTGAGAGCCTCCCATCCGTTTGCCTCGAGAATCCACGTCGGCATTCCGGTCAGCGCGTTGTCCTCCATCACCTTTTTGATCATTTCAACGATCTCGGCGTAGGTAGGAGCTGCGAGCGCCAGGTCCAGCGTGTTGATCCCGATCTGGTTCACAACGCCTGCGGGCTGGCCGCTTGCGTTTGAGCCGTACAGCGCGGCCAGGTCAATGCCCAGCGCCTGCGCCATTGCCAGATCGTTGCGCACGATGGCTTCGATCGCCGGCGACGACTGCTGCGTGAGGCGACGAGTCACTTCCGTGTAGCAGGCCAGATCATGCGGCGTCAGAGTCACCTGGTCGAACTGCGGTTCGCCCTCAGTCGCGTCACCATCCTCTGCACTGATCCAGGTGGACGCAGCGGCCGAAGTCTTGCGCGGGATCGCTACGTCACCGACCAGCCCGGGGAGGACCGTGGCGCCGGCACGCATAACCGAGGAGGCATTGCGCAGAACGTCAATGAACGACCCGGCAAGCAGGTTCGTTGCAACCAGCTCGGCGCCATCCGTTGACGTACCGGCTGACAGAGCACGTTGACCCATCAGGACAGATGTCGGGACGAACTCACCGCGGCACTGAAAGTCGGAACCAAAGCCGCGCTGCGCTTCTGCCGACACCTCGAGCTCAAAACTGGCGCGGGTCTGCGCCGCTCGATCATTCGGCTTGGCGATGGCGTCCATCAGTCGAATCAGGCTGAACTGCTTGCGGTCGCGATTGCTCAGGTCAACTTCGCCGTCGTGGCCGCTTTCCTGGCGAACCTTGTTGTTGCGCTCACCCACCACCTCTAAGGCGCGCTGATTGAACTGCTCAACGCTCCAGCCGTCGGCAATGGCCTCGCGTCCGAGATCCTCCACGTCAAAGCGCTCTGCGCTCTGGCGAATGGCGTCCATCCGGCGCTTCTCGTCGGTGCGGATGCGGGCGCGCTCGGCGTCCAGGTTTACTGCCGGAGCGTCGTCGACTTCCGGCGTCTCTACTGCTTCGCTCATGGTATTTACCTCTGCGATTGTTGGGGAATCAGAACGCCCGACACCGACCGTGGTGTCAGCTGGAATTGCGACAATTGACACCTCATAGGGCGTCCACTGAGTAACGGTCACAAGATCAGGCTCGCTGTTGCGTTCCTGAATTTCGTACCTGTCAATGGAATAGCCCACGGATACCAGTTGCCGAATCCCGTCTTTGACGTCCTCAAAAATTTCCTGCGCTCGCTGACCTTTACCAAAGCGGATGACAGCACGCCCCACCTTGTCAGAATCAATCCTGGCAGATTGAACGACACCGACCTGGTCGCCGGGGTCGTGGTTCACCAGCACCGCAGCGCCACCATTGAGGCGGTCGAGCAGCACGCTCTCGCTGTCATGCCGTAACACCTCCACGCCGAACCACCGCTCATACGGTTCCTCGGAGGAGAAGGCGATCTCTATCGTGCGGTCGTTTTCGTCAACCGCGCGAGTTTCGATTGTTGCGGAGCGCTCGACCTTCCGGCCGAGAATCTCCTCGTCAAGTTTCTTGGCCATGCGGCGGCTCCTCTATTTCGACAACAGTCAATCCAAGCTCGGCGAGCTTCGCTTCGTCTTGCGCGCACGCCTTGAACACTTCTTCGGGGTCGTCTCCCTGCTCGCGGATGATCTGACTGCGCGACTTCAGGCGCTGATGGATTGCCATCTGGTTTGCGTATCCATCTTTTGCAGGATCAACCCACGCCCAGCGGCGCCCCTGGAAATGGGCGGGCATGTATTCCTCAACAGGCCGCCGCAGCGGCACGGATTCGCCGCCACCCCGCGGGAAAACGCGCAACCGACCGGCGGCGTGCTCAATGGCCAGCCATTCCTCATACACAGGCTGGACAAAGCACCTGATGAACCAGTTCTGCAGCCCCTTGAAGATCTCGCGATCCTCAAGCACGCCGGCGCGAATGCTTGAGTAGTTCACGCCCTCAAGGTCGCCGCTTAACGAGTGATAGGAGATGCCCAGGCCGGATGCGATGGACTGCAGCTGGCGTTTCACGAACTGCCCGTACATCTGATGCGGGTAGTGGCCGTGAAAGTAGGTGAACTCACGATCGCCGATGTCCTTGATCGTGCCGGCCTCGAACTGGTCAAGCGTATCGTCGCCCCACTGCTCGTCGCCTTCGTACTGATCCTCACCATTTGATCGGAGGAAACCCATTGCGGCAGCGTTGCTGCGCGCGTTGACGATGGCGGCCTCGTCGTACTTATCAAGATGCTTGCTACGCTCAAGAGCCGAGTGCATCCACGGGACACCACGCGACTGATCAGGCCATTCGCAGATGTAGCCGTGAATCACTGCCGACGCCGGCAGCGAAAAGTGCTGATAGTTGTCGTAGCCGCCGCTGACCGGGTGCGTTTTCTTTTTGAAGTGGTAGCGGACGACTCGGCCCTCTACGTCGTACTCAACGCCGAGGCGAACCTCGTTGCCTTTCCGATCAAGCTGGTTTTTCTCGACGTCCAGCAGTTCCGGGTCCATGATCTGCAATTGCAGGCCCTTGCTGCGATCGTAATGCTTGCGCACGATGAACTCGCCGTCTTGCGCCGCGCATCCGACGAGCAGGTTCTGCAGGTCAATGAATGAATGCCGACCCAAGTAGTCGCAGCCGTGCTGGCACCACTTGGCAAACCCCGACTCAATGGCATCGTTCGCCGCTTTGTCGGGCTCGCCGCGGAACATTGACTGCGCCTGGACCGCTACACCGTTCGGCCCGACGACGTTGCTCTTGATGGTCTGAACAAACCGCTTGCCGAAAGGGTTGCCGCGCACGGCGTCGCGCGAGCGCGCCCTCAGCGGACGCAGCTGCGTCTGCAAGTAGTAATCAACCGTCTGGCTTGCGGTGTCCCAGCCCTGCAGCAGTCGATCGACATCAGTCGAGAAATACCCGGCACGCACACGCGGGTTCCGGTGCGGGTTGGGGGCAATCAACTCCTTCTCGGCCTGCGTTTCTTTGGGCTGAGTGTCGGCCCGCTGCTTGCGCAGCGTCGGAAACAGTGACCTCATGCTATGCCCTCAAGCCGATGAGCGTGCGCGACACCTTGCGCCCTGAAGACCGCAGCGCCTGCTCCTTTTCGTTGCGCCAGCGCCGCGCATACTCCTTTTCCAATCGCAGAAGGTCTTCCACAGACCGACGCTCGAGTACGCGGCCGCCAACTTCAATACGCTGCTGGTCTGATGTCGCCGTGCCCTCCAGTGTGGCGCGAATAGCAAGCAGCACGACCAGAGTGTGTCCGGCGGTCGCCGCGTCTGTGACTTCGATGAATCCGCGGTCAACAATTGCCTCGGCGTTGTCGGAGAGCCTGGTAACAACGGCCTCCCACGCGTAGGCGCCGGCAAAGAACTGCACCGTCGTGCTTGACTCTATTTCGATGAAAAAATCACCGTCGCTTTTCGTCGCATCGACGTCGTGCGTGCTCGCAGGAGCAGACTGGTTCGTGAACCGATACAGAAGGTCGAAACCAGCCGTCGGATACGTCGCCGCAATGTCTGACCGGCGCCATACCCACCGATCGCCAGCAACTGCTGTCTGAGGCTCGCGCGATGGGTACTGACCGCGGTCAAATACGTTTTGCATAGAAACCTCTAGAGATCAGTTGCCCAATTCCGACGCCTTTTTGCCGGCCGACGCCGCTGCGTACTGCGCCGGAGCTCTGGCTCACGCTCAGGCTCAGGGGCGACTCGCTTGTCGAGCTGCTTTTGCACGGCGCCCCAAACCGGGTTGAGAATTTTCAAGGCGGCATAGCTGTACACCCGGCAGTCGAGCGCCTCATTTCGGGCACGCATCTTGTGCCATTCTTTCGACGGACGACCGAGGCGGTACTTCGTGATCAGCTTTTCTGCCGTCAGCTGCGCGAAATACTCCTCATCACGATCAATCGGGAAATGACAATAGCCGGCGCCCGGTTCGGCGACCTTGAGCCGCGCATAGATCGTGCCTTTTGCGTCGTCAACGCCGACCTGATACAAGTCGACCTGCCGACGCTTCCGCCCCGACGTCGCCCTGGAAACCTTCGCCACCGGCCGGCCTGCTCCGGCCATGCCCTTTCCGGCGAAAAGCCGGTGATGCTTCGACTGCCTGACGAAATCGTAGACCCTCTGAGTCTGGTCGCCGCTGTCGATTACCGCGGCCGTGATTTGCATTGCAGTGCCAATTTCATGCCTATAGGTCTGGTGCAAGGCGTTTTCCATGTCCTGCCAAACCTCGTCGCGTGACGGATCACCCGGGATGATGCGATAGTCGATGTTCCAGGACTCCTCACCCTCACCCCATCCGACCACCTCCATCTCGAGGCGGTCGGCTTGCACATCAATCCCGGCTGTAAGCAGCAGAACGCCGTCAGGAACCTCAGCAACGTACTGCTCGCGCCGGTTATACAGGCTGTTTTGATCAACCTGCTCGCCGCGGTCTTCCCACGGCTCGCCGAGGGCCGTGTTGATGAATGTCCGCAGCGTCTCGGTGTTCTTTTTCGCCGCCAGGAAGTTGCGCGCCATGTCGGGGATGCTTGACCAGGGCGAGTAGAGCTCCGACAGATGGAACCCTGCGATCCGCCCTGCCTCTGCGGTAGCAACCCACGCGCCGCGGCGGATAGCCGCCTGTCGCTCCGCTTCTGACCACATCGCGCCGCATTCGCCGCAGTGATAGGCCGCCGTTTCCGGACGGTGATTGCCGTCGTCGTCCTGCGACCATTTCACATTGCCCCAAAGCAGGCGCTGTGATTCACCGCAGTGCGGGCAGGGAACATAAAAGAACCGCTTGTCAGACTGCTCGAACTCGGCCTCGATTCGCGACATGCCGGCCGCCGTTGGCGTGCTGGTCAGTATGACTTTGCGATTCCAGAACGTCGTCGATCGCTTGCGCGCCAGGCTGACCGGATCACCCTCAGTGCCGGCGCTCGGCGGGTATCGGTCCACCTCATCGCAGAGAACGATACGAATAGGCCGCGATGCCAGGCTGGCCGGTGCATTCGACCCCGTCATTGTGATGTGGCCGCCGGGAAAGACCTTGTGCAGCAACGTGTTCTGGCTGTTTTTGCTGCGCGGCGCCTTGACCTTACCTCGCAGCGCCGGCGTGTCACGCAGCATCGGAGCGAGGCGGTCTTTTGACCACGTCTGCGCCATCTCGACCGTCGGCTGCAGTACAAGCATCGGCGCCGGATCCTGGTGGACGTGGTATCCGACGATGTTGTTGACTATCTCCGTCTTGCCGACCTGCGCGCTGGACATCACGACGACCGTTTCCACGGCAGGATCGCTTACGGCGTCCATGATGCCGCGCTGATATTCCGCTCGGGAGGTAAACCACCGCCCAGGCTCCGCGCTGGCTTCCGCAGACAGCCTGCGATACTCGTCCGACCACTCGGATACCGTCAGCTTAGGCGGCGGCTTGAGGTTCTCCTGCCTCTGCCTCTGCAGCGCCTTCTGTAGTGTAGATGCCATCCGTTACCAGTTCCTCGAGAGCCTCGGACACGACGCGATCAAGCAGCGCTTTTATCTCGCCTGCATCCGTCATGCTTACCGCCTGCGGCGCGACCTTTGTCGGCAGCCCGAGGAGCTTGGCGCGGACGTTGGCGTAGTCATCGCCTACAGCCTCAGCCACCGTCTCAACCTCGACGAGCTCGCCGCGGCGCACCGCAAGGTCAAGCTCGGACATTGCCGCCTCAGCAGCGAGCTTTCGTCGGCGGGCCTCGTCAATGTCAAGGGATCTGGTATCACCTACTGCGGCCTGCGCGACCTGCTCCTCGCGCCACGCGACCACCTCGGGCACATTGAACACCCACTGCTTGCCGAGAGCCCCCTTCTGGACGTAGGGGCAGCCGCGCGTCACCCAATGGCCAACCGTGACGGACGAGACGCCCATCAGCTGCGCCAGGTCTGCTTTACTGACGTGCCGCTCTGCCACAACGTAAACCCCAAAATG